TGATATCATACCATTTAACATTTGACATAGACATCTATACACTAGAGATTTCTTTAGAGAAGGTGCATCAGACTTAGTAGATGGTATGAGAAGTATTAACATTATGCTTACAGAACTCGCCCTTCATGGCAGAATGCAACTCGGTCAACCTGTGTTCTTAAATTTGGATACTGAACAACGAATCACTATGGGGCAAGATAAAGCATTAGTATTGCCTGAAGGTGCAGACTTTCAATACAGAACTCCGAATGCGAATGTCCAAGCAATGATTGATTCTACCAAGTATATGGTAGATAGTATTGCACAAGCAAACAATGTCAGAATTAACTGGACAAACAAAGGACAAGAGTCAGGGCTATCTAAGAAGATGAGTGAGATTGATTTACAAGATGCCCTAAGAAGTGATATAGAACAAATCTATAGACCTTTTGAGAAACAACAATTTAGAATTGCACAACGAATCTGTGAAGTATCAGGTGGGATTCAGTTAGGCGACCAGTTTAGTATAGACTTTACTGAACGAGAAGTGCCAATGAGTAGTGATGAGGAAATCAAATACTATGATTGGGCATTTAAGAACAACCTTGAAACAAGAAAGAGTTATCTACGAAAGAAGAATCCTGACTTACAAGATGATGAGATAGAAGGTATTGTAGAGCAGATAGATTCTGAAGCACCACAAGAAGCAAACGAAACACAATCAATTATTGATAGAATAGGAAAGCAAGTTGGCTAATTTAGATTTCTATAATAAAGAGATAGCTAATATACAAGAGCAGTTACTAAATAAGCTAGATAACCTAGTAGTAGGATTAGGTAGTATAACTGATACCGAACTAATGCAGATTGCTAAACAGATAGATTTCTTTGCAGAAATGGAAACATTAGGCTTTACCAAGCTAATGAATAGAGTAGGTAAAACCTTTGATGATGAAATAGCAAGAGTATTTACTGAACTATCTAAAAGAGAATTAGGTAAAGTATCTGTAGCAAGTATTGAAACATTAAGAGAACTAAAGAACTTTGAGATGACTTATTTGACAAATGGAGTAAGACAATATTCGGATCAACTAAAGACTGCGATGCTAAGAGGTATCATTACTGGTGAAACCAATGCACAGATTATGGCAGGACTACAAACTGGATTTGGTGTAGGAACTTTTATTAGTAGTAGTGAAACATCTTTCTTAATTAACGATGCCTTCTCACGATTCAGTAATACATCAAGAGCCAAAGCATTTAAAGAGTTCCCTGAAATAAAGTTTCAATATGTTGGAGTAAGCGATAACAAGACAAGAGAAGTATGTCAACGAGCATTACAAGAGCCACCATTGACTATAGAAGAAATCAATGCTTTAGGGTATGTAGATTTTGGTAGTAGAGGTGGATATAATTGTAGACACGATTGGATTAGAGTGTGAGAATAGATCAAGTAGTTAAACCAAACTCTAAGGTAATGTCTAAGTTAGCACAAGATGCTATTGATAAGATTACACTTGATGCAAGTAAAGGTAAGTTCCAAAATGGTAAGAGTGGGTATTCTTATAGGAATGATACTTACAAGAAATATAAAGCCAATAGTATGCAAGGCAGAAATGGTAAGCTAAAAGCATTTAGAAACCAATCTACCGACACTCAAACTTCTTTTGTGAATATGAGATTGACTGGTAGAACTCTAAGAGGTATGAGAGCATCAGGAAAGACTGATACTGCAATTATTACTTATGATAGAGGTGAGATAGTATTAGGTAATGAGAAACGAGGATATGACATCTACGATTTGTCTAATAAGAATAAAGAATTTATAGCCGACAGATTCGGCAAAGAACTTTTGGATAGAAACATTAAAAAGTATGTATCCAAAACTACGATAATAAAATAGGAGGGCAGTATGTCCGAAGAAACAGTAATAGTAGAAGAACAAGCAGTAGCAGAAACTCCTACACAGGAAGTAAGTAATGAAGTTGGAAACTTAATTGCAGAAAGCAAGAAGTACCGACAAAGAAGCCAATCAGCAGAAGCTGAGTTGAATGAACTCAAAGAAAACCTCAAACTTCAGGAAACAAAACAACTTGAAGAAAAAGAGGAGTTTAAATCTTTGTATGAAGGACTAAAGATAGAAAACGAGAAGTTAAAGCCAATCGTAGAAAACTTTGAAATCCAAGAAAAACAAAGACGAGAACATCTGCTGTCCCAACTTTCAGATGATGATCAAGATATATACCAAGACCTCACAACAATTAAGTTGGAAAAGCACATTGAAAGACTGGGAAAGAGTAAAGTGCAAATATCTGATGCTAAAGAAGTTACTTCTAGTGGCAAGTTCGCTTCAAATACGAAGTGGGCAGATTTATCTCAAAAGGATAAAGAACAAGCTAGAAAGAATCCAACTCTTTGGAAACAGATAGTAGAGGGGTATGCTAAAAACTAATCGAAGGAGATTAAATAATGGCTAATATTACGACAACAACAGCTGCTAGTTTTATTCCTGAAATGTGGAGAGATGCTATTCTTGACTATGCAGAACGAAAATTCGTTCTTCGTAATCAGGTACAAGACTTCTCATCTATGTTAGCAGGTGGTGGCGACATACTTAACATACCAAAAGTTGCAGAAGAAACTGCTGCAGCTAAAGGTGCAGATACTGCAGTAACATATTCAGCAAACACAGATGCTAAAATCCAACTTGCTGTAGATCAACATCACTACGAAGCTAAAAGAATCGAAGACATCGTAAGAGTCCAAGAGTCTGCTGACCTATTCAATGCTTATGCACAGTCAATGGGTTATGCTTTAGCTAAGAAAGTAGAAAACTACCTAGCAGTAGATATTCTACAATCAGCTACAGGTAACGATGTTACTCTAGCTGCTGATAACACATTCACAACTGCTGAAATCAGAAGTGGTTTACAAAAAATGCTTGATGCAGGATTTGACTACACAGATGGCGATTCATTCTTATATGCTTCACCAGCTGCTTACATGTCTTTACTTTCTCTAGGTGACTTCACAGAAGCACAAAAAAGAGGTGATGATGCAAATCCATTAGTATCAGGAAATGTAATTCAGGCTTATGGTTTAAGCTGTTACCCATCAGTAGATTGGGACGATGATGGTGGTACAGGCGATGAAACTGCTACTATCTTTAACAGAAATAGTGTTTACTTTGCACAGCAAGTAGCACCAAGAGTTCAAAGTTCATACGATATTGACCACCTAGCAACTTCAGTAGTTGCAGATGTTCTTTTCGGTGCAGCTTTATCTCATGCTGTTAGTTCAACATCATTAGGTGTTGTTAATTTCGTAAATCCATAATTGGACTAACGAAAATCGGTTAATTATGGGGGTAATTTATTTTACCCCCATATTACCATTAAATATAAATTTGAAGGGGATATATATGCCATTATACGAATATAAATGCGAGTGTGGAAAGGTTTTTGACTACATACAAAGCATTAATGATGACAAACTAGAGAGTTGTCCACCAAAATTTGAATGCAATCCAAAAAGTAAAGCCCAACGATTGATTGGCAAACCTATGATCCAAATGAATGAACCGAATAGTATGCCTGACAGAAAATTATACAAGGAATTGGATATAGATAAATGAGTAGTAATACTAATATAGGAAACACACCTGTAAATCAGGGATATGTTCAATTAATCCACATGGGAGAAACTGGTGGGATTGATGGAACACTTCGTGCTTTATATGATGGTGATGGTACTGCTTCTGATCTATTGATTGCTAGTGATAAGGTAAAGATTTCTACAGAACTTTATATTGGTAGCAAAACACTTACAGAATTTGTACAAGATACAGTAGGTGTTATGCTTACAACAGGTAGCTATACAAACATTACTACCACTTATGACGATACTAATGGAAACATTGATTTAAGTGCATCAGGAGAAGTAACTCTTACAGGCACACAAACCTTAACAAACAAAACTTTAACAAGTCCAACTTTTACAGGCACAGCAAATGGTGCTAATTTAACTCTTACTGGAGATTTAACAGTAAGTGGAGATACAATATTTACTAATTCAAATACAGTATTGATTGGTGATGCAATCCTTACCTTGAATGCAGATGAAACAGGAAGTCCAACAGCAAATGCAGGGTTTGAAGTAGAACGAGGAACATCTGCTAATAAAACTTTTATATGGAATGAAACAGATGGTAAATGGACTATCGGAAGTGAAACCTTTGTAGCAAGTACCTTTGAAGGAAACTTAACTGGAAATGTAACAGGGAATGTAACAGGTAGTGCAAGTCTTAACTTATTAAAATCAAATAACTTATCTGACTTGGCAAGTGCTTCAACTGCAAGAACAAACTTAGGTGTAGATGCAGCAGGTACAGACAACTCAACTAATGTTACCTTAGCAGGTAGTTTGGATTATATCACATTAAGTGGTCAACAGATTACAAGAAATGCTATTAATCTAACTACTGATGTATCAGGCACACTTCCAGTAGGTAATGGTGGAACAGGATTAACTTCTATTTCTACTTTGTTAAACTCAAATGTAACTCCTACTTCTTTAGGATTAGTCATAGGAACTAATGTTTTAGCACAACAAACAATCGGTATAGCAAATGATAATTTAGTAGAAATAGATGATGCAGATGCAACAGATAATGATTATGCTAAATTTACAGCAAATGGATTAGAAGGTAGAAGTTATACTGAAGTAAGAAATGATTTAGGATTAGGAACTTTAGCACAAAAAAGCGAAATAGATGATATAGACCAAATAGCTGCAGGAGTTAAACTTGTAGCAGGGGAATCATTTGTAGATAGTGATGACAACTTAATGACAGCAGCAGCGATTGATGATAGAATTAATAGTGCAGCAGCAGTAACCTCTTATACTAATACTGGAGATAATAGAGTATTAACTTCAGTTGGTGGTACTACTATTAATGGAGAATCTAATCTTACTTTTGATGGAAACCATTTAGATATTACAAGTGGGCATTTAGAACTTCCTTATGGAGAAATTAATGATGCAGGAACTGATATGAATATTGTATCAACTAATGCACTTACTCTTGGAACTGAAAGTGGAACTGCTTTAACCCTTGCTAATGCCTCAACAGTAGTTGCTATTGCTAATAAAATGACATTACCAGCAAGTCATAGTGCAGATAAAATTACTATGTATAGTGGTGGTAATGAAAAGATTGGTACAGAAGCTAATACATTATTGTTTACTGCAGACAATTATAAATTTAAAGACACCAATGGTGATGTTAATTTATTTATGAATAATTCAGGGCAGGTCGGTATAGGAACTAACTCACCACAATCTGAACTCAATGTAAAATCAGATACAAATAGCATTACACAAGAAACATTAAGTCTTTCACCATCAACTACTAATAGTTCACAAGGTGGATTAGGGGTACAATCAGGTGGACTTATTAGCTTAATTGGTAATAATGTGATAGCATTTAGAACTGGTGGTGGTACTGGAGACACTGAAGCTATGAGAATTGATACTTCTCAAAATGTCGGTATAGGAACTAACTCACCTGGTGCAAATTTAGATGTAGCAGGTTCAGGTGGTACTGATGGTGCAGCAGGTTCACCAACATTAAGATTATCTAATACAGTTGACAGCACAGATTGGGATACAGGAGATGTTGTTGG